CGCGAGGTTCGGGTTGTCGAGGATCAGGTCCGCTGCGCTGGCGCCCACCGTCAGGCCGGTGATGATGTCGACGTCCGCGCTGGTGGTGACCGTGGCCTTGGCCGCAACACCAGCCGCCGAAGCGTTCGTGTTCAGGATGCCCGCCGTGGCGCCGTTGGCGTCCGAGAAGGTCAGCACCGTGCCGGAGACCGTGCCAGCAGTGGCCGCCAAGGTGAAGGTGGCCAGCAGCACATCACCAGACGTGAACAGCTTGAGCTTGCCACTGGCGCCAATGTCGGTGACCACCGCGTTCATGCGGGCGGTCTTGGTAGCGGTGCGGTAGATGACAGCCATGGTGGGCTCCCGTTACGTGATTCGTTGAAAGCGCACCCTCATGGGTGCATGGTTCATGCCGCCGTTGACGAAGGCACGCGCCTGCGTGACGCCTGAGCGGAATCTGGACGCGTACATGCCAGCAGCGGCAAGGTTGGTGTAGGGCTGGTCGGGGGTCACGAGCAGCCGGGCCAGAGCGCCGGCCGCCACGTCGTCCAGATACCGCTCCAGCAGAACGCCGTCGACCTCGGCTGAGGTGCGGCTAGGAACGAGCGCGATGCGCCCCGTGATCGCCCCTTGCACAGCCTCAGCGGGCCGGGGCGTCACGGTGACCTCTTCCTGGTTGAACTGCGTGAAGACCTGGGGCGCGCCGACCAGCGACTGCCAGTCCCGCGTGTAGAGCCGCTCCAGTTCGAGCTGGCTCTTGCGCTCCAGCTTGCGACCGACGTAGTAGAGCGACAGCACCTGGGCCAGGATGTAGCCCCGGGGCACGTCGATGTCGCACACGTTCTCCCCGGCCTTCACGTTGATCGGGTCGAGATCCTCTTGCAGCAAGAGCGTGTCTCGACAGAAGTCGATGCACGCGTTGCGAACCGCGATGACAGCTTGCGCGTCAAAGCAGGCCGGCGCGTACGGCAGCACGTGCGGCAAGAAGGACTCGTAGGGGGCTGGCGTCACTTCGTCCCGCCCGGCGAGTTAGGGTTGAAGCCCCCCATGGACGCGTTCGGGTTTGAGGCGACTTCGGACGCCGTTTTGCCCTGCATGGCCCCCTGGAACTGCGCGAAGTACGCGGTGGCGAGCTGCGCGTTGTTGGCGTACTCGGCGTCCTTGGTGTACGCCCTGAACAGGATGTAGTTCAGCAGCGACGTCATGTAGATGTCGTCGATGGAGATCGTGCTCACCAGCGTCGCGTCTGTTGGCGCGGCCACGTAGATGACTTCGACCTGCCCCATGCCGGAGGCCGGCTGCGGCGGGTACACGTAGAACGTCTTGGGGTCCAGCGGCGTGTAGACGTAGTGCTTGGCTGCGGCGCTGGGCGTGGAGCTGTGCCAGCCCTTGATCTGAGCGTCCAGGATCTCGCGGGTGACCACGCGGACCGCGTCGCCGGGGGTGCTACCGTTGGTGCCCATGTTGCGCACCACGTCCACCAGAGACACGCCGTCAGCGGGCAGCACCTGCTTGGTGCCGGCCACGAGCTGCAACGAGACGTTCTTGACGCAGGCGTTGGGCTTGTAGAGCGCGATCTCGCGCTGCCCGTCGTTCAGCCAGTCCAGCAGCTCGGTCTGAGGCCAGCGGATGTTCGTCGGGTCTTGAAGGACGACGGCGGCGCGGGCAAGAAGCGACGCCACAGTGGTGACAGCCATGAAGACTCCTGACTGAGTTAGGACCTACTCACATGCTAACACGAGGGCCCCGAAGGGCCCCCGCGTCAGCTATTGCTATCAGCCCTTGACGACTGCGTAGGCCAGAGCTTCCGGCTTCACGACCTTGCGGCCGTAGATCATCAGGCCGCGCACCAGGGTCCCGAAGTCATTCGGGTTGGGCAGGCTCTCGACCTTGTTGATCTGGCTGGCGAAGGTCATGGCCGACTTGTGGCCGGCGATCATCACGTGCCGCTTGATCTTGCCGGCGTCCGCGCCACCCGTGTAGTTCTGGTTGGCGGCGGCCTTGGGCAGCAGGTTCGACACGTAAATGTCGAAGCGGTCGATGCGCCCGATCTTGCCGTTGCGCAGGATCGACTGGCTGTCGCCAGTGACGTACGCCTGAGCCAGGGGGGACTGCATCAGGAGTTGGCGCTCGTACGGCGTGAGGACCAGGAAGCGGTCGCTCTCGGGCACGTTCTGCTCGTCCAGGATGTTGCCCATCGACACGATCGTGTTCAGGATCAGCGGGGGGCTGGAAGCAGCCGCGTAGTCCAGAGGCGACGCGTCGGTGCCCATGTTGTACTGGCCGGACAGCGCACCAGCGGTCGCGCCGACGTTGGCCGCAGCCGCGTCGCTGAACGTGTTCAGGAAGCAGTCGGTGTCGAGCCGGATCTTCATCTGGTTGGCCGCGTCCGTCGTGAACATGTCCATCAGATTGGGCTGAGACTGGTACTCCAGCACGTCGGAGACGTTCACGCCGAAGTAGAAGCCCTTGTCGATCTGCAACTCGATCGTGTTCGGGACCGGCACCTCGTAGGTCAGCGACTGGCCCACCGTGTAGGCGTTGATCGTGATCGTCGGGATGTTGTTGATGATGACCTTGTCGCCCATGTTCTTGATGTCGCCTTCCCAATTGGTGTTGGAGACATCGCCGAACGTGGTGCTCGCGTAGAACTTGACGTTCAGCTTGGACGACCAGATGGCCGGAATGAAGGTGCCGGAGTAGGCCGGGTTCGTGTTGAACGGGGCCTGTACGGCATAGGCTGCGCCTGGGGTGATGGTAGACATGTGAGAAGCTCCTAGTTCACGGTTTTCAACTCACCACCCCCGGGGACTTACGGTGTGACCCGTCCCTCCGCGAGAGCAGCGTTCAGTTCTGCTTCGAGCCGGCCAGCCTCGTCCACCGCCCCCTTCTGCATCAGCCGCATCAGCCGCATGCTCTCGGTCTGATACTCGGCGCCCGTGTAGGTGCGCTTGGTGTTGGCAGTGGGGGTGGAGGCGCTCGACTTGCTCGGCGCGACCTGACGTTGCAGCTCTTGTTTGGCGGGTGCGGGGGCCGGCGCCGCAGCGTTCGGGTCCAGCGTCGGGTGCTTGCCGAAGAAGTTCTCGAAGACTTCGAGAACCGTCTTCACGTCGCGGCGGCCGGCTGCGTCCTTCAGTGCCATGTCCCACGTCACCGTGGTCCCTGGAATCCGGGCGCCGAGCCACTCCTGGCACTCGGCTGTAGCCTGCACCTTGTCCCAGCCCGGAAGGCGAGCGTCGAGCGCCTCGAAGAAGCGTTCGTTCGCCGTCTTGGCCGTGGACTCCACGACTTCACCGACCTGACCTTTGGCTTCGGCGAGCTGCCCTTGCAGCGCCTCGATTCGCTCGACGTACTTCGTCTCGCGCTTGCCAAATTCCTCTTTGGCGATACGGCGAGCGAGGTCCACCAAGTCCTCACCAAAAGCGTCAACGTCCTTTTTCGTCACCAGATCGGCTTCGGGCTCGGGAGGCGGAGCCTCCTTGACCTTCAACTGCTGCGTGAGCTGCGACACCGACTCCGTGAGCGTTTGCACCTGCTGCTGTAGCGCAGGCACTTGGCTGTTGTACTGACCTTGCAGCGACAAGTAGCGTTGCCGCCACGTGTTGCTGTCATCGTCAGCCGGTTTCGGCGGCTCAGCCGGCGCAGGTGCCGGGGCTGGTGCCGGAGCACTTCCCTGCGGGTCCTTGGGCGAATCGGGTGGAGGGTCGTCCGGCTTGGGTTCGTTCGCTTTGAGGGCGTCTGCAACCTGACGTTCGTACTGCTCCAGCGCATCAGCCTGCGCCTGGACCTGTTTGGGCAATGCCATGAATACTCCATCGCCGGCCCCGCAAGGATGGGGCTTGGGCAAGTTGAAAAACCGACGCCGGGCGTTAGGCCTTGGGCGCTCGGACCTTCTCTGCCACCTGCGGAGCGTTCCGCAGAAGGTCGAGAATCTCAGCGACTTCCTTGGCCATGCCTTGCAGCCTTGGAGTCGCTTCGCCGGACGAGTCCAGCAAGTTCAGTTGCAGCCTTCGGAGTTCGGTGTCCAGCAGCGCCAGGAGCACCTCTCCATCAGGGTTGCGAGCCAGCCGCGCCAGTGCTTGGTACTGGTGGGCGTCTGGCCGGGTTAGCATTTCAGCAAGCCTTGCCGTGGGACTTCAGCGCACCGCGCTTGACCAGTCCGCCGTCGGCAAAACCAAATGCGGAGCGAACGCGCTCACCGACAGGTCGGGAATCGGTTCCCGTGCCACTGGAGCGAGCGCTGTCTCGGGAGGCCTTGGCGCGTTCAGCCAAAGACCGCGTGTCCGTCGTCGTCGTCGAAGAGCCCTGGCGCTCAGAGCCCCCCATGCGGGAGGTTACCGAGCGCGAGTCCGTATCCGCGCTGCCCATACGGGCGCGGGTGAGAGTGTCCTTTGCGCGGGCAGAAACCGACTTGCTCTCGTCGTCCTTGGGGTATCGCTTGGCGACGACCTCAACGCGCTGGGGCGCGGCAGGGGCAGCGGCAGGCGAACTCTTGGGGGCTGCCGGCTTGCTCGGGGCTTTGCGCACCGGGGCGCTGGCCGTCTGGGGCTTCGCCGGCATCAGCTCGTCATCGCGCCGCAGATCAGCGCCGTCTTCGGGCATGCTGCTCACTTCGCCGCCGTCGTAGTAACGGCCAACCTTCTTGGTCTTCATGAGGGACTTCATTTCAGCGGGCCTTTCGCTTCATTGCGGGTGTCTTGGCGGGGAACTTCACGCCCTTCTTGGCGTACTCGGCTTTCTCCTCGGCCATCAGCCGGGGCGACGCACCGCCGCGCTTCAAGGCCTTGGCCTCTTCGTTGGCGTGTGCTTGCATCGAGCGCTTCATGGGTTCAGCTTCTAACAGTCGCGGTTGTATCCGAAGTAGGTGCTAACGTCAAGCCCCTGCGGGCTCGAAGTTGTCCGTCACGGGTGCACCATCCATCAACTGCTGCCCGCCCGGGGCCGCCTGCTGGCCGGGGTTCGGCAGTGCCTGGGCGCCCTGGGGCATGCCCATCTGCATCATCTGCTGGAGCTGCTGCTGCACGCGCAGGCGCTGCGGAGGCGGCACCACTTCGTCTGGGTGCACGTCGAGCTGCTTGACCGTCTCGCGCAGCAGCGTGGCCCGGCCGTCCAGGCCCATGATCTGCATGTCGATGGGGTTGGCGGTGGCGGCCAGGAACTCGTTGCGCCGCACCTGGGCGGCTTCCTTGGCCAGCACGGAGCTGACGCCACGGGCCACGATCTGCGCGTCGCCCTTCAGCTCCGGGTCGTCGCTGTACTTCATGTTGTGGAAGTACAGGCGCTCCAGCAGCTCGCTCATGGCGCGGTCGATGTTGGACACCACCTGCTTGATGGACTTGTTGGCGTTGTTCATGAGCATGCTCATGCCAGACGCCGTGCGCCCTGCCCCACCCGCCGGGGCGCTGCCGGTCATGTAGCGCGGCACGCCCGAATACTCGTCGGCCAGCACGCTGAACTTCTCGTAGACGAACAGCAGCTCCTGGGCGTTGGAGTTGGGCTGGAAGAAGCCCACCGGCGCAGCCGAGGACCCCATCGGGTCGCTCGTGACTTGGTGGATCTTCCAGGGGTAGAGGTTCGTGATGTCCTCGCCTGCCGGCATGCGGTCGATGTTGACCCACGCCTGCGGCCCCGAGCTGATCCCCATGTTGTTGGCCAGCGCCCGGGCGGCGGAGTTGCACATCTCCTGGCAGTCCTTGATGAGGTCGTAGACCGAGTTGCCCCAGAAGGTCCCCGGCACGTCCTCGTAGGAGGCCTTGTAGTAGGGCTTGCGCCCCAGCGGGTCGAAGTTCAGCGACGCCTTGATGACCTTCTCGCCGATGAGCCACGCCTCGCAGGGGTACTGCTTGGCGGTGTCGGGCACCTCGGTCTCATCGAGCCCCCAGTCGCGCAGCATCTGGCCCGAGACCATGCCCCAGAACTGGAGCGCGTCGATCAGGTGCTCGGAGTTCTGCATGACCGCAGTCGTGGAGCGGCCCTCGGCCTGCGCCTTGGTCGAGTCAACGACGAGCCACTCCTGCAAGCCGCCGCGACCGTAGTCCTCAAGCACCATGCGGATGGCGCCGTCGTCGTAGCCCTCGACGCCGATCATCGCCTCCAGGTCGGCTTGGCGCAGCTTGTGCCGCTCGATGAGGTAGCCGTCCTGGATGCCGGTGGACGCCGGGCTCGGGTAGATCATGAACGGGTCGACGCGCTCCCACTCCAGCACAAGGTCGTCGATGATCGAGAGCTGAAAGCCGCCCATCGCGTCGGCGTTCCACTTCAGCCTGGGCTTGCGCCGGATGATCGGGCCCTTCAGGAACGCGCAGGGGAACGTGGTCAGGTCGTCGATGAAGGCGTCCACCGCCGGCAGGAACCCGCCCTCGATGAGCTGGTCCTCCATCTTGTCTTCCATGCGGCGGGTGCTGTACTTCGCCTGATCCTGGAGGTTGTACACGTACTCCTGGCGCAGCTCGTTGAGGTAGCGGCGCAACTGGATGGGTGGCAGGGCCTGCCCCGTGGCCTGGATGACCATGGCCACCTGCTGCACGGCGTGCTGGCGCAGCTCCTCCATCAACGGGGGCGGCAGGTCCGGCGAGGGTGTGGGGCGCAGCGTCCACGGCTTCTCGCTGCCCTGGCCGAGCATCACGTCACGTAGCCACCCAGAGGCGCCACGGCACTTGTTGCTCATGAGCATCATGAAGATCTCGGAGCCGCCCTGCTCGCGGATCTTGGTCAGCACGTCGGGGTCGTACTCCCCGCGCCGGGCGCGCACCGCCTTGAACATGCGCGGCTCGACCGTCTGCTCCTTGGCTTTGCGAGCCTCGGTCCAGCAGCGGCGAA